TAGAATCAAATTTGTTTTACAATGAGTTCTATTTATACCCCATCAATGTTAAGAATGGTGCTAGACATTATCACAATTTAAGAGATGCTGAAAAGAAACAGCTGTATGTTCCACGTGAATTATATTCAAATGGTGGACGATTACTACCTGCTACTGGGGATGGTGCTACTGTTCATTATGATGGAAGAACCCAAGACCAAATGAAAGCGTCACAGTTTTGGCAAGGATGGAGGCTCAACCGTGGAGAGCGTGTAGGAAGTAAAGGTATTGAAATTACAATGAACACCCAAGATGGTGAACGCACCAGAGGTGGACTCGCAGATGGCACATATATTCTCACATCGTGGACGGAACAGCTACGTTACGCTACAATGAAGGATGGACAGTTAGAAGTTTTCTGGTCATAAACAAAAATGGCACAAACCTTTTTTTTATCATTTTTTAATCAATCTAAATTGGCACATTATATAAATGGTTTTTGCCAATTTAGATTTATTCTCAAAAATAAAATATAACATTATATATAAATGAATCTTCAAGAAAGAGTTGATAATTACCATACTACATTTCCTTATTATTCAAAATTAATTATTAATAGAGATTGTATTGAAGGTATATGGGTAATGGGTAATAATTACCAAACCAAATCAAATTTGTATGGTGCTTATCCATATGGATATTTAGACCGCATATATTCATTATTCCCATTAGTACCAAAAAAAACATTACATTTATTTAGTGGCTCATTACCGGATAGTGAAGATTATGATAAAGTAGATTATAATACCGGTTTAGATGCTGAAAGTTTTAGTGAAATAATACCTCATAATACATATGAATTAATATTGGCAGACCCTCCATATTCAATTGAAGATTGTGACCATTATGGTTGTTGTATGGTAAAAAGAAATAAAGTTTTTAATGAATGTTATAATGTATTAAAGGAGGATGGTATATTGATATGGTTAGACCAAGTATTACCTCAATATAAAAAATCAAATTTTAAAATCATTGGGAGAATCGGGATGGTGAAATCTACCAATCACCGTTTTAGAGTTATTACAATTTTCCAAAAAAATAATCTAAGCTTATAATAAATGCCAACAGAAAACATCAGCGAAATTATTTCAAAAGCCAGACCCAATGCCAAAGAATCCACTATTAAAATGTATACAGCAAATCTCAATAAATTGATGAAGATTTTTGAAACCGATAATTTAAAGTTCTTAAACAATGTAAAAAATGTTAAAGAAAAATTAGACGATAAACACTACACAACTCAAAGAAATTATTTCAATTCTATTATAGTATATTTAATGTCAAAGGGGGTAGACAAGAAAGTCGTAGAACAATACAATGAAATCCGGGATGAATTAAATGCTAAATACCTAGAACATCAACAATCCGGTGTAATCAGCGACAAGCAGAAGAATAATTTTATATCATTGGAAGAATTGAAGGGAATGATTAGTACTATTAAAAATGATTTAAATTTGCCAAAACTAAAAAAGAAGGATAAATTATCAGCCCAAGAATATAAATTATTACAAGCTTATGTTATACTGGAAATACTTGTAAGAATCCCAATGCGTAATGATTTAAGTAACCTCATCAAGATATCAAAAAAAGAATACAATAAATTGACAGAGAAAGAGAAAGAAGAAAATAATTATTTGGTCATTGAGAAGACGGCAATGAAGTTTATAATGAATGATTACAAGACCAGTAAGAAGTATAAGGAGAAAATTATTAATATACCAAAAGACCTTGAAAAGATAATTAGAATGTATATTAGAAAGAACGGAACAAGTAATGTATTATTTCCTCTATCAAGAAATGCGTTATCACAATTATTGATAAAGACATCAAAAAAATATTTAGATAAAAGTATCAGCACTACAATGATACGTAAAATTGTTGCTAGTGATTTATTAAGTGATGTAACAGAAAAAGAAAAGAAATTAGAAAATCAAATGGGAACAGATATAGATACTATAAAATCGGTATATGTGAAAAAAGAGGCTTAATATGTTCAATATTTACTTTACATAACATTTTCCATTCATCTTGTCCTCTGTCCATCCTGCCACCCATTCCTTTAAACCATTCATCTTCATTAAGTTCCCAGTAATAGAATCTTTCTTCACCCCATTGATTTCCAAATTTACCAATACATCTCCATATGAAAAAACATCTACCACCTTCATTATTCTTAATAAAATCAATACCTTCTTTAATTTTTCCTAATTCAAACTGTAAATCTGGATAATCACCAAAATCACATCTTCTAGTTTTCAATTCAATTTTCCAAGGATACTTCTTTGACCTATAATCATATTTAGCCCATTTCTGTCCAAGGTCTTTTCCAGTGTTCCATAGCTCACCAAATATTTTTTCAAGTGATGGTGTAGCACTATCTTCACTTTTTATTCCTAATTCTAAATCTTTTAAATATTGTGGGTTCATATACTTATAGATAGAAAAAAATATCTCTAATCAAACTTAATTACAAATTTGCCGTGAGAAATATGGCATTTCATTATACAATGTTTTTTTTGTAATGATTTTTTTACATCCAAGTCGTGTTGTATATGTGGTGAAATCACTGGCTTAACATTATATAATTTTTTTGGGTCATTCATTAATTTTCTTAAAGTTTTCCTTACAATTGGAACATCACCATAGGGTGATATTTTATCAGCATCATTATATAAATGTTGTATATCGGTATATACTGATTGTGGTAAACTAAAACCTAATTCACAATATTGATTTATTTTTTTAGCAATTAAAATATGTCTATCTCTTTCTTTAACAGAGAATGGTTTTCTTGGGTTAGGTTCTTTAAGAAATTGTCTTAATTCTAAAATATTCTTTACTAAATATTTATTATCTGGTGGACAATATAGATATTCCATCTTCACTAATATGTCCCATAATGTATTAGCAACCACTGATTTTGTATGTTGTTCACCAACTCCAATTAAAATTTGGAAGTCATCAATAATCCTTAACAAATCTTTTTTACTAAATGTTTTATGAATAATTGTATTATTCTTTGGCATATTTATATTATATACAATATTTTAATTATGAAAAAAATCCGGTTCAGCCGATTCATTAGAATAAGATTATATGAATGTAATACAATAACAAGGAAGACACCCAAATTTAGAAAGAGAATTAAAAAACAATATTCTTTTTTATGTTGTGCTTATAAAAAATATAATATATACTCTTAATATAAATAATGCCATACAAAACCGGAGAGTTGAAAGGTCAATTGACAACAGCTGAATTACGTAAACTGGTGAGGGCTCACAATAAGTTATATACAATTAAAATACCACCCAAGGCTACACAACCAGAGATAATTAAATTAATTAATAAAGCTGGATACAATGTGAATCATAAAAAACAGATGTTAACACTTGGGATGAAAAATCTTAAACCAAGAATCACAATGGATGACGCACCAAAACCTGCTGTAAAGACAGAAGCACAAAAAAAAGAGATGGAGAAAAAGAGGAAAGAAAAATTACAAAAACAAAATTTGGAAAAAGAAAAAGAACGGAAACTTGCCAAGAAGGAAGGTGTAAAAGAGTTCAAGGCTGGATTGAAGAAGGCAAAGAAAGAACAGCCCAAACCCAAACAAGTACCAAAACCTAAACCTAAACCTAAACCTATGAAAAAAGAAGATGAGGTTAGAGGTAAGGAGAAGGTTGGAAAACCAAGGTTTGACCCAAAAAATGTGAAGGTTGTTGGTGTTAAGAAACCTAAAAAATTAGAATCTACTGATATTGGTGATATTACAAAAGCATATGGTGGAAAGAAGGAAGTAAAGAAAGAACAGAAGAAGGTTAAGTATGGTGATATAACTAGTGATATAGCTGGGATGTATGGTAAGAAAAAAGGTAATTATGTTGAAGTTAGTGACTTGAAGACTGGTGCTTTATTATCTAAAAAACAAATAGGTGAGGTGAATGATACAACTGTGAAAGAAATATATGATAATCTTGTAGCCAATGCTTCACCTATATTCTTTCCTTGGACATCTGTTTATCATTCATCACTATTAA